GCCGAGTTTTGTGAGTTGGTCAAAGTACATTCAAAAATTTTTAAAAAATTTCTCCCTCAATAATTTCGTAATAGTGTAATTTATTTTCTTCCAAAAGTTTTTTCTGTTCTACTCCGAGTTCTTGGAAAACGGAGCCGTCGGAAGTGAAGTATGCTCGACTCAATTCCAAATCCAAAAAAATTGCCGACCTCTTTCCCTTTCCCCCATACCCCCTTACCCTATCTCTATATTCATTTGTATTTCTATTTTCATTTTCATTTTCCATATGTGAGGTCATTTGACCTCTCATATGACCTTCTTTTTTTGTGTATTGATTTTTGCCTTCTTTGTTATTTTTCCTACTGGCTACGAATGACTTACGTCTGTTTTGCTCCTCTTCAAGTCGGGCATTAAAATAGTTGCCATTTTCATCAACTTGAAATTTGTTCATAATTTGACCAAAAATTCGACCACCCTCTTGACCTAACACATGAGCTATCATATCTTTGGTCATATGACCTCGATTAAATTGAAGCATAAGAAGCTCAATATAGGCTCCTTTTTGCTCTAAGGTCATACCTAAAGTACCCCCAAGCCAATCATTTGGGTAAAAAAGAAATGCGGGATCTTTAGCCATTTTCGTTCAATTAAGGTTGGCTTGCCCATAACGCTGCTTAATCCAGACTCAATGAAGAGAAGGAAACGCTACGGGACAAGCCAGTATTTTGAAATATATTATTTTTAAAATCATTAAATCTGAATTAAGCGGCACGAATATACACCGCATCTTACCAAACTTCCAAAAAAATTTTTTAGATAACCGAAACCCCTCTTTCTGAAACAACTTCTGAGGCTGCTTGGTTTGCCTTTTGGATAGCAAGCTTTATGTCCCTACTTTCCATGTAATAGAAGGCTAATGCTGCTAAAAAGGTGTCTCCTGCCCCACTTACATCGTTTGTTATTTTCTTTGTGCCGGGGAAGTCCTGATCGTTATAGCGCGCACCCCTTGGCCCCAAAGTAGTAATAATCTTTTCCTTGTACATTTCGGTTTGAAGAAAATTTCTTTTAGACTCGTATTCGTTAAACTTAACAAAGTCAACGGAGTCTATGATGCCGCTCGTAAGCTCTTTTTTAGAGTCTAAAAAAACAACAGCCCCCTTTCTTTTTTCTTGGCAAATTTTCCAAATATCGGGAAGTGCTAAAAATCCTTTATCGTAATCGGATATTAGAATACAATCAGCACCCTTGATGATTCTAATGAGATATTCGTTTATGACAATTGGTTCTACCCTATCGTTTTCGTCAATTCGAATAAAGTAATGATTTGACTTATCGTCCACTAATCTTGTTTTCTTAATGTCTCCGCTTGAGAAGTGTCCTACAACGGTTGCTTTTTTCTCAATAAGCGAAAAAAGGTTATTGTAGACGTTGTGGGCCATACCCTCGTTTTCTACCGACCTTATCGGCTTAAAGATTGGCACGGGGGCCTCTGGGCTGAGTCTTGCGACTTCCCCATACACAAATATGTCTTTACATTTTTCTCCAATTACTAAAAAGTTCATATTTCTTCAATGCGTTTGGTTTTGTCACAAATCATTAAGTCGTAGTCAGGCTTGTGGTTCATTACTATGTTATCAAACTTACACCCCCAAGTCTTTAATTGAGCAAGCGTTAATGCCGTGTAGTCGGTCTGGCTTCTTTGTCCTCTTGCCGAGTAATAGGTTATATGATGACCTTGCTCGTGTAAGCGGTTTATTTTTTTTATGTTTTCGGGAATTGGTGAAGCTGTATTATAACTTCCCTCAACAGTATTGCAAATCGTTCCGTCTATATCAACGTAAATCTTCATTCAGGGTTTCTATTAAAGTTTCAGCAATAGATACAGCCTCCTTACAAATCTCTTTCGGATCATCACAATCAGCCGCCGTAGCCAAAAGGATTGGCAACACTTGGATAGCAATATGCTCCCTTACATTCAGGTCTTTAGCTTTTAAGCCAGCGGTTAATTTCCTTTCCATACGCGGTAGCTGTCTGAGTCAAAGTGTTGGGTAGATATTTCAAAGATTTCACCATCGGTGACAGCCTTTAATTGATGGGGTAGCCCAATCGGGATAGTAACCACATCACCCTCCTCTAAAGTCCCTGTGTGCTGTTCGGCGGTTTCGGTATCAATCCAAGTAAACTGGAATAGGCCTTTATTGACATACCACGTCTCTTGCTTAATAATGTGGTAATGCATGCTGAAAGAAAAACCCGCCTTGAAAACTAAAATTTTACCACAATAAAGCTCGTTATTTACAATTACTAATTCGTGGCCCCATCCTTTAGGAATGTGGCAACATTTGCTATCAATCGGCTTCTTCATTTCTTATTTTTTCAATAATACTTGTGGTAGAGTGGTTTGTTTTTTCGTAGAAGACAATCTTTTTTGCACTTTCGGCACCTATGATAGTTTTGTCTTTGTAGTCTGAACCTATAACCAAAAAGTCTGGTTTAATTTTTTTGACAATAGAACGTAGCTCAAAGTCGGTGTCAAATATGAAAACCTTTTTTATGAATCTTAGCTCAGATAAAATATCAGCCCTAAATAATTCGTTGTTAACTGGTCTTCCCGGGCCCTTTAATTTCCTTACCCTTAAGTCGGTATCTATGCCAATATAAACATCGCCAAGGGTAGCCGCAAACCTAAGCAACTCAAAGTGTCCTTCGTGTAGAATGTCAAAGCATCCGTTGACCCAGACTCTTTTTTTTCGTATCATAGGTTAGCTAATTTCACCAATTTTGGCAATATCTCTTCTTTAACAGCGTTTGTTACGGAGCCGTACTTTTCTACAATCAATTTCTTGTCAGCTCGTTTAAGGTAAACGGACACTAAAATTACTTTTTCTTCTTCGCCAATTTTTTTGCGTCCTCTTTTTTTTGCTTCTTCCATAGTGGGTTAGTTTTATTTATTATCTAAAAATGTGTATTTAAATGCTTTTATAAAGACCCAAATTAAAAAAATATAAAGAATTGAGAAAAATAAATCATGGCAGTTCATAGATTGAGTTTTTAAGTGCTATGTCGGGGAAGTGGCGACGTTCATCTTCTGCCAGATCGGGATAGACTAATAAAAGCCGCTCCTTAACTTCTGGCCAGCAACCCCACTTCGCTATATCTTCCCAAGCAATATTATCAAATTTGTAGTGACAATCAGGACAAAGCTCAATCCAATTCTGAGGATGGCAGGCAACGCTCGGGGCTACCGTCTTTCTTTTAGCAAGTAAGTGGCAAATAGAATGAATGGCCAACTCATAGACCGAGGTCGTGGTCGGCTTTCCACACTCCATACAATTGCCACTCATTTGCCTTTGACAGCTCTTATAGAACTTAACCAGTTCCGTGTCTTCCCCCGCACGCTCCTTTCTCCCTTCTTTTTCTTGCTTTAGTTTTTTGGCAGATTTTTTAGGAATAGAATATTTCTTAGGTGCTTTGGGAAGTGCTGCCTCAGCCTTTAGTTTCCTAATTTGTTCTATTCCCATAACTTAAAAAAGGCCAGCCAACGTAGAAACGTAGCTGGGACATTCCTGTTAAACCAAACTTATTTAACACAAAAATATAGATATTTTTACAAAAACCAAATTTTTTTAAATAAATTTTTTTACATCAATTTCTATACATATCTTTGCGGTATGGAAACGCAAGAAAACGTATTTACACCGCCGTTTCCCACGGAGGACGAAATATCGTGGGTTCGGCTTCTGGCTACGGGCGAAAAGGCAAAAGGGGTAGCCGAAAAATTAGGGCTAAACAAAAACACATTCGCCTACAAGCTCCAGCTTCTTAGGGCTAAGTTTAATTGTAAAAACACCACCCAGTTAGTATCTTATTTTATAACAAACAAATACATTGACTAATGGCAAGAAAAAAGAAAGCCAACACCGATCAGGTCGTTGAGCAAATCGTACAACTTGATATTTCTGAACAAGTTGCGTTATTGAACAAGCTAAAAGAGATTGTCAGGATTTCCCTGACACAAAAAGAAAAAGAGCTGTCCGACTTGGTTGAAAAGTTCAAACAATAAAAAACCGACCTTTTGGGTCGGCTTTTCAAATGAGTAAAACTCAATTAGGCGTTAGCCAAGGATTGTACCTGAGCAACGGTTCTGTCAGTAAAGTACTTCGTAGAGATTTGATTCAATCCCTGAGGAAGAACTTCGATAACAGCGTTACATTGTACTTGGGCCTGACCACGAACTTCGGTGGTGGGGAAAACGTGAATAGGGCTAAAAGCGGTAAACAAGTTAGCTTGTCCACCAGCAGCCGCAATGTCAGTCTGTCCACCGGGTGCGTCTATACCATAGACTTGCACCAAGAAGAGATTAGTTGCCATTTTTTAACAATTTAAGCTGTGAAGAAAACTCTTCGCAAACGCTTGCGAATATCGTGGTAAAATTATGAAAATTCCTTTAAAATACAAAACATCCTCCCCTGCGGGCGACCTAATTAGCTTCATGGCTGGGGTTAAGAAGATGTGGGAAGACACGGGCAGAAAAGGGGTTGTGTATCAGCGTATAGGCATGCAGGGGGCTGGAACCTTTGATAGCATCCATCCCTTTAAAAACGAGTTTGACGAGCCTATTTGTATGTCGCAGTATATGTTCGACAATCTTCGCAGACTCATAATTTCCCAAGACTATATAGAAGATTTTCAAGTATTTAAAGGCGAAGATGTAGACTTAGACTTTGACCTTATCCGCCAAGAAAGATACACCAATCAGCCTAGGGGAAGCCTTAACCGATGGTTTAACTATGTTTTCCCACAAATGGCATCAGACCTGTCGGTTCCTTATTTGTCGGTAAAAGAAGAGTCGAATGATAAGATTATCATCAACTTTACTCAGCGATATCGCAACTATCTGACTAATTACTTTTTCTTAAAGCAGCATCAGGAAAATATCTTATTTGCGGGACTTCCTAGCGAGCGAGACCTATTTTGTAGAACGTGGGATCTTGATCTTAAATTGCTTCAGGTGGATGATTTTTATGAGCTGGCGGCTTGGATTAAGGGCTGCAAATTTTTTCTTGGCAACCAGAGTTTTTGTTATCAGATAGCTGAATCCTTAAAAGTTCCTCGTATCTTGGAGATATGTCCTCAACTTCCGAATTGTATACCCGTAGGGCCAAATGGGTATGATTTTTATCATCAGGGAAGTCTTGACTATTATTTTGGGAAACTCGCATCTTCCCCTAACATTAAAAACAAATAATATGGAGGAATACATAAAACAAAAAACTAGGGTTGAGGCATTAATTGGCTCAAGCAAGGATAGGGGTATAGACAAATACAATAAAGATTCATTAGCATTAGTTGAATTTGCTGAATCTTTTTTCGGGAGGGCTATAGAAACGATGAAGAAGAAAAATGCTGATTATACGGGGTTTAAAGACGATAATCCGTTTGCTAACTTCGAAGCGGTAGAGGCCTTTGGTTTAGATACCGAAATTGGGTTCTTAACCAGAATGACCGATAAGATGGCGAGGATAGCTTCTTTTGTAAAAAACGGAGAACTGAGGGTAAAAGACGAGAGCGTACAAGACACTCTTCTTGACCTTGCTAATTACTCAATGCTTTTTGCGGCTTATTTAAAAAGTAAAAAATGACAATCCACGAACTACGCAATCCAATTGATGTTCATTGCCCACTTGGTTATGGCAAGGCTATAGCTTGGATAGATTACGGACAAGACGTGAATACAGTATGGAAGGTAGTTTTTTATGAAGATGGTTCTGTGAGGAATTTCTATGATGACGAAATTCGTGTTTATCCTAATAAGATGAATGGCGAAAATATTCAAGTACCTATAAACTGGAAACAATGAGAAAAGTAAGAGCAAAGCTTTTGAGAAGGGTCGCGAAGTCGATTACCGCTTCTTCCCCAGACATGATGAAAAAAGTTTACCGCAGACTTAAAAAAACATGGAGTGCAAACAAATCTAAATAACGTAACCCTTATCTGTGTAGATTGTGTAAACCACGGAGAAGCGGTAGCAGCCATAAGAAAAAGTATGGCTGAGTGCGACTTTGCTGCGGTTAAGTTCATTACAGACAAGCCATTTGAGTTTGAAGGAATTGAGGTGGTTAATATATCACCACTAAAGTCTAAAGAAGAGTACAGCCACTTTATGATTAAAGAGCTGTATAAATACTTTGATACAGACTATGTCCTCGTTATTCAAGCAGATGGTTATGTGCTGAACGGGAAGTCGTGGCTGCCAGAATTTTTAGATTACGATTACACAGGATCGCCTTGGCTCTATTCCGATGGCAAAAACGTGGGTAATGGCGGATTTTCTCTGAGATCAAAAAAGCTTCAACACGCACTTGCTTCAGATGATTTTATATTTGCCTCAGACCCCGAAGATCAAGCTATCGGGCGTTTATATAGAGATTATTTGCAGCAGAAATACGACATTCGTTTTCCTTCAGAAGATTTAGCTGACAGGTTTGCTTACGAACTTCGAACCCCCATTTACGACACATTCGGATTTCACGGAAGATTTCACAAACCCTTTCAGAAAACGGCTATCATTAAGCGTAGTGCATCGATGGGGGATGTTATTTTAGTAGAACCAGTTCTGCACTATTTTCATAAAAAGGGTTATAGGGTTGTGCTTGATACGCCAGAGCCCTTTTATATGCTTTTTATAAACCACTACTTCCCCGTACACCACATAAAACAAATCGACGGAAGACTATTACCAAGAGCAGAAAGATACAACTTGGACATGGCTTACGAAGCTTTCCCTACCCAAAATAGGCTTAAAAGCTATTATCAATTTTGCGGCATCAAGGACGGGGAAATGAGAAACCCCAAGCTATCAGTAGGTTTTCCCATACACCAAGGAACTAAGTTGTTCCAGAAGTCTTGCATCATCCACTTAGAGGGCATTAGGCAGTCTGGGAGAGGTGTTTTTGGGGTGGACTGGGAAAATGTGGTAGCCAATCTGCAAGCAAGAGGATATTCGGTTTTCCAAGTCGGGAAACGAAATGTACCCTTAATCAAAAACGCAATATACCTAAATACACAAAACGAGAACTTTCTGTGTTATGCGGTGGGAAGTGCTGACTTATTTATCGGCATAGATTCAGGGGTTAGCCATATTGCCTCCGCCTTTAATGTTCCATCCATCTTGTTTTTCGGGAATACCAATCCTGAAATAGTTCACGTGGAACTATCTAACAAAGTAATAATTACAAACCACTCCACCGATAACCCAATTTGCACGAAGCCTTTTTGTTGGCATACTCAGATAGGGGTGGAAAGCGAGCCTTGTTATATTGACGCAGAACTTCCCCCTTGTGCAAGATATACAACCCCACAAGTATTAAATGCAATAGATAAGGTAATCGAAATACTCTAATGGCGCACCAGTCTCAAATAGATTTTATGCTCTTGGTGAAAAGCAGATTTCCTGAACGATTTCAAAATTGCAGGGTCTTGGATATAGGGTCTCTTGACTTAAACGGAAATAATAGATATTTATTTGAAAATTACAGATATTTGGGCGTTGATATTGGGGATGGAAATAATGTTGATTTGGTTTGCCCGGGACATAGGGTAATTGATACTGTTGGCTTCGATGTGGTTATATCAACAGAGTGCTTGGAACACGATGAGTACTGGTCCGAAACCCTAGCGAATATGGTTAACTTGACAAAAAGGGATGGGCTACTATTACTAAGTTGCGCGACCACGGGGCGACCAGAACACGGCACTAAAAAAACATCTCCAGCCGACTCTCCATTTACGAATGATTACTACAAAAATATTACCATAGATGACATTCAGCTTGCCATAAACATACCGCTTGTTTTTAAGCAATACGAACTAAAAACCATATCAAACCCTTCTTGCGACCTTTACTTTTGGGGAATAAAAAAATAATATGGCTTCAGAAAGCAAAAAGATATATCCTAAAATTCAGCAATATTTGGCGGGAAATATTGTAGACATAGGTTGTGGAGACGAGCCCGTTAAAGAGGGTGTTGTGGGAATTGATGGCCGTAACTTCCCTCACGTCAACATACAAACCCCATCATTATACGACTTGGATACCAAATACCCAGAGTTATTGAACTCCTTTGATTGTTGTTTCAGCTCGCACGTCTTAGAGCATTTACCAGATCATTTTAAGGCCATACTTGAGTGGTCAAAACTCTTAAAACAAGGCGGCTATTTTATCCTATACCTGCCAGATGGGAACTATTACCCAAACAAGGAAAACCCCGAGCATTTTCACGACACCAAGTACGAAGACTTTATTTTTTGGTTTAGGAGAGTTTTTTGTGGGGAAGCCTTGAACTTTACTGGGAAACCATATTTTTTACCCTATTTCGAAATTATTGAGAGCGGTCTGGATGTTGGGGAAAATAGATATTCGTTTTATCTTGTTGCAAAAAAAGTTTAACTTTGGGCAAAGCATTTTGTATGCCAAAAATTAGATTTAAAACAGCCGCTTGGTCTCGAAAGGAAGGTAAGGCAAAATCCGGTGGCCTTAATGAGAAAGGACGCGCTTCATATAAAGCCGAAACGGGCGGAACCTTGAAGGCTCCCGTGAAGTCTGGAGACAACCCTCGCAGAGCCAGCTTCCTCGCCCGTATGGGTGGTATGCCCGGCCCTGAATATAAAGATGGAAAACCAACCCGCTTGCTACTTTCATTAAGAGCGTGGGGTGCCTCATCAAAGGCAGACGCAAAAGCAAAAGCTAAAAATATTTCAGAACGCAATAAAAATAAATAAAATGCCACAACAATTACCAAAAGATAGACCTACCGCGGCCGATAAAAAAAGAGAAGCCGACCTAGTAAAAGCCCTAGAAGCAGAAGATTTTTATGGCAAGAAAAAGCCAGTAGGAAGAATTATCCCCAAGGCTGAAGCCGACAGGATTAAAAAAGATGTTTTAGAAAAGGCAAAACAGGAAAAAGTAGACAAGATGTCTGACGAGTTTCTTCGTAAAAAAAGAATGGAAAGCTTAAAAATGGAAAGCCCGCTGATGAAAGCTGCAAAATCTGCCAAAAAGCAGTAACTTTATATAAAACAAACAAACGCCTATGCTCGCGGTAGAGGGACGAGTTGTTATTAGCGTTGACTTAGAAAGCAAGAATAGCCATACCTTTTCGGATGGCACTAAGATTAGGCTAGAGAGAGAATATAACAACTTAAACCAAAGAGAAACAAAACCCGTTAATGCGACTGTTATTGACGGGGAAGATATACAGTCTGGCAGTCAAATCTTGATCCACCCAAATGTAACACACGACACATACAAGATCTTCGACAGGACCAGACTTTCTGGTGAGGTTGAAAGTAGTGATGTGAAATACTTTTCTGTTCCGATGGAGAAGTGTTATGCGTGGCTTGATGGAGAAACGTGGAAGCCCTTAAAAAACTTTGATTTTGGCCTTCGTGTTTATAGGCCATACGAGGGTTTTATTGAAGGGATTGAGCCTACGCTAATACCAGACGTTTTGTATGTAACAACGGGGGAGTTTAAGGGTTTGATAGTACAGACCTTAAAGTCTTGCGATTACGAGATAATCTTTCAGGGTACTAATGGCCAAGAAGATAGGATTATTCGGTTCCGTCACTTCCCCTACGAAGACAACGAAAGAGAAGAAGTAATAGCAGTAAGAAACGATTTGACTGATTTGTATAACAACGGCAAACTACTTATTGGGCTAAGCCCGTCTACCGCAAAACCGATACAATGACAGACGCAGCAAAAAAAATTCTTGAAGACAGGATAGCCGAGCTTGAAAAAGAGCTTGAGGCTTACAGGAGCAATGGAGTGGAAAAGCTATTTTATAGCCTACAGCGAAAGGCAAACGAAATGGCCGACCTCCTAAATAGTGTTAACCTTAAAAACGTAAACATTGATGATGCTAAGGACAAAAGCTTTGAACGCATCTTCAAGATACTTGAAAAGAGTAGTGCGGTAAGTGAGTCAATAAAATCGCTACGCGAAAGCATTGGCTTTAAGAAGGAAGAGCAGAAAAAACCATTTCTTGATAGAATCGCAGACGTAAGAGAATAATTATGGCAAAAGCAAAATCGGGCGGCACCAGCAGCAAGGTGGTCTTCTTTAAGAGTAAAGGAGGTAAAGCCCAAAAAGGAAGAAACAAGCACGACCGCAAGAGTCGGGTATATAGGGGTCAAGGAAGAAAACATTAATGACGACAGAGTTAATATATGGTACTCAATGCAGAATACCAGAACTTCCCCCACACGATAAAATTCTTAACTGGGAAAAACCCAAGGAAGAACAGATGTGGGTCAGGGAAGAGCTGCCAGAATACTTTGACAAAGTAGAGTACACCAAGACGGGGGATCTTATACTTACCGAAGAACAAGAGGACTATGCGATAAGGGAATTGGAGCGGTGCAAGAAAGGGATATGGGTTTTTATCTGCGGGAAGCCCTACTACATAACCAAGAAATACTATTTTTATCTTCAATGGTGGACGCTCGAAGACGGTTCGAGGCCCGAATACAGAGATTGCGACAGGAGGTATTTTACCTATTTAGAGCATTGGGAAAATGTGCCTTGGGCCTTGGGCGTAATAAGGAGTAAAAAGCGACGCGAGGGTGCGTCTTCCCAAGCAACCTCAAATCTTGTCTACGAGGCTATTTTTTACAAGAACTCTAACTGCGGTCTAGTATCAAAGTCAAATGAGGACGGGAGGGCTACCTTTACGGAAATGGTGGCCTATGGCTATCGCCAGCTACCCGCTTTCTTAAAGCCCAAGCAAATCAACCGAGAGGATAGTGTCACAGAGCTTGTCTTTGCTCAAAAGGCTTCTAATGTGCGGGAGGGAAGTGCTGCCACCCAAAAAGAAGACGAGGGCAACAGGTCTAAGATTAACTACCGCGCTCCCGTACTAAACGCCTATGACCGAGGTCGTATGAGCCGACTACTACTGGACGAGTTTGGTAAACTGGAAAAAGAGGTGCAGGCATCCCAGCTTTTTGCGATTATATCCAAGACGCTTGTAAAGGGTGTTAAAAGAGTTGGTTTTGTGGAGATGCCCTCCACGGTCAACAAGCTTTCTAAGGGAGGCTCAGAATTTAAGTTGTTGTGGGAAAACGCGGATTTGGGTAAGCGCTCCCCCACGATTAACCGCTTAGTAAGATACTTTAGCCCAGCCTATGACGGATACGAGGGTTTTATAGACAAGTATGGTTTCTCTGTCACAGATTCCCCGACACCCGAACAAAAAGAATATTTAGTAAGCAAGTGGGTAGTAAAAGACGAAGACGGAAATACGATATCGGAAATTAGCGAAGAGGATATAGACCTAGGTTCTAAGGCATATATTATTAAGAGGCGTGAGGGAAGAACTGGCGATGACCTTGAGGAAGAGATAAGGATGAACCCCTGCACGGAGGTAGAAGCCTTCATGTCGGCAAACGCAGACTGCATCTTCAATGTCGTAAACCTAAACGAGCAGGCTGAAAAGCTAAAAGAAAAACCTATCTATAAGCGTAAGGTGTTATTTTTCAGGGACGAGGTAACGCAATCGGTTCGCTGGAGAGATGCAACGGAGTCGGAAAGCAACTTTTGTTGGGAGTTTGTGGGCGACCTAAAGCCAGCGGATGCCAATAAACATTACTGGGATACGGGAGTTAAAAAGCCCGGAAGAACAGAGGTGGGAGTGATAGGGGTGGACGGATACTCTAACTCGCAAGGGGGAAAAAAGTACGGCTCTAAGGCTTCCGCTTGGGTTTACCTTAAGTACGACATACGAGACCCAGAAAATACGGGGCTATTCACCGCGCATCTTTACGGAAGACCGCAGGAAAAGGATGACCTGCACAATCAGGTCATGCTCGCAGCAGAATATTTAGGATTTCAATGCTATTACGAATTTGTTGCTGATGACTACTATACCTATTTTAAGAATAGGGGTAAATTAGGCTACTTGGCAAAGTTCCCGCTTAATGCGATTGACCCGAATAAAAGGAAGGGTGCCGAAAGGCATTACGGATTCCCGATTACCGATTTTGCTATGACGAAGCAGAACGATGCGATGATTAGCTACATTGAACACTATTGCGAAAAAATATACTGGTTAGAACTTATCGAAGACCTGAAAAGCTACGATCCCCAAAAACGTACACCGAGCGACCGAGCGGTCTCAGCTATGATAGCCCTTGTTGCAGGTCTTGAACCAATCTATAAGCCAGCACCTCCCCAGACACCATTGATTAAAGTTTACGCAAACGCCGCAAGATAGGAAAAATTTTTTTCATAAAATTTGACTATATTTGTTTCGGATAAAAATATTAAGATGCAGGATTACTCTGCTCAACCATTAAAGACGTTTCAGCTTGACCCTAAATTAACTATCAAGGAAAAATCTGATTGGGAATACGGGAAAAGGCTGGCGATTTATATTGATTCAACCATTAGGGGTGGTATCTCTAGTTATTTCTGGGTTCGAAATGCTCGTTGGAGGACTAATCGCGGTTACGCGAATGGTCGTGTTCCGATGAGTAAGTTCCAAGATTTGCTTGAGTTTAACGGCAAAGTTAACTACCTAAATATTAATTGGCAATCAATCAATATAGTTAACCGAATTGTATCTGGCCTCGTTGGACGCTGGATGTCTCGTAGCGAAAAGATTAAAGTAACTGCGGTAGATAGTATATCTACGACTCAAAAACAAAAGGAGTACGAAGACCTTGAGTTTATTCTCGAAAACAGAGAAATGCTTGAGCGTTTGCAACAAGAGTCCGGTGTACCACTTCTTCCCGAAGACGAAAATTTACCAGAAGATAAAGAGGAGCTGAAGCTTTGGAAAATGCAATTCCAGCGTTTACCAGAAGAGATTGGTTACGAGATGGCTTGCAACGATGTTCTTGCAGCAAACGGCTGGTTTGATACCCTGAAGGAAAAAATGCTGCACGACAGCGCTGAAACAGGTTTTGTCGGCACCTATACTTGGATGGACGACCAAGGCGTTATTCACGTTGAATGGCTGAAGCCTGAGAATTGTTTTTACTCTTATTCAACCTATCCCGATTTTAGAGACACTACTTGGCGTGGCGTTATTCGTACTTATAAGATTAGCGAGCTGCGTAGAAAATACGGAGTAGAGTTTGGCGGTAAGGTTAGCGAAGAGGATTTGTTTAAGATGGCTCAGTTCTCTAAGGAGTTCCAGCTTTATGATAATATCACTTGGCTTACCGAGTGGAATGTTACCTTCCTTCGCCCTTATGACGAGTGGAATATTGACGTTATTGAGTTTGAGCTGAAGACTGTTGACAAAGACGACTATACCGTTGTAACGACTAAAAAGAATAAAAGCACAATCTTAAAGAAGGGAAGACCAGAAAAGATTGCCGAAAACGAAAAGCTTATTTCCGATACGAAGTGGAATATCTATCGCGGTGTTTATTGCCGACCCACCAATACTATGCTTGAGTGGGGCCTGAAGACCAATATGATTCGCCCGCAAGACCCAAAGGAGATTGGAAATTCGGAGTTCTCGTACACCTTTTATATGGTACAGAACTATGACATGACTTCCCTCGCCATCCCAGAAAAAATTCAAGAGCCAGTTGACCAGATGATTATTGCTCGTCTTAAGATGCAGCAGTTAGTGGCAAAGATGCGTCCTACTGGTTCGGCTATCAACTGGGATGCCCTACAAAATATTGATTACGGATTAGGAGACCAGAATAAAGGAATTGACGTTAAAAAGCTTTACGACCAGACTGGTGATATTTATTATCGCGGTAGGGATGCGGAGGGAAATGCCGTTCCTGTTCCTATTCAGGAGCTTTCTAATTCTGGGTTTTTAGCACAACTGCAAGGACTTATTTTACTTTACGATAAGCACTACCAGATATTGAAGGATGAGTTAGGGGAAGACCCGAACCTCATAGCAGCCGCTATTCAGCCTCGCGTTGCCGTTTCTAACATTAATACCGCAGAGCAAGTAGCACAAAACGCTACCGACTACTTCTATTGGGCATACACTAATTGTATGGCAGAAACCGCCAAGAAGGTAGCATCGCTTCTTAAGACGTCTGTGATGTACGGAGCAAGCGTGTACCGCGATATTGTCAAAGTTGACAACAACGAAATCGCTACCCGCATCTTTAATGCAAGAATACAGATGCTGCCCGATCAGTACGAGTTAGCTCGTTTTGAGGCAATGCTTAATCAGGCTCTCGCATCTTCCCCCGACCTAGTACTCTTCGTTGACCCGTTCCAAATTATGCGAGTAGCAAAAGAGGATGTCAAGCTAGCGGAAGCCTTGTTCAGAAGAGCACAAAAGAAAATGATTATCTATAATCAGACAAAAGCAGCCCAAAACCAAGAAGCAACAATTCAAGGTCAAATACAAGCTGCCCAAGTAGCCGAACAAGAAAAAAGAGCCACCAAGGAGCAAGAGGGTATGATAGATATGAAGCGTGCTGAAATGGCCGCCAATGCCCAAAACAAGACGGCCGTTCTTCAGATGGCAACGCAGGCTTACCTGAAGCATATGGAGACAGGTCAGCCTATTCCTCCAGAAATCCAGCCTTTAATTCAGGCGGTAATGGAAAATGTAGCTTTATCGGCAGCCATATCTTCCCAAGAGAAACAAGAAGAAGTCCTTGCAAAAATGCAAATGGCAGCCGCTATGCAACAGCAGATGGGTGCGGGGGAAGAGATGCCACACGGCGAAATGGCCCCTGAAGAGCAAATGATGCAAGAACAACCACAACTTCCCCAACAACAATAAAATAAAATAATATGCCAACAATAACAGTAACAAACCAAAAAGCATCTCAAGCCCTCCGCGGAGAAGATGTTATCGTAACCCTCGACTCTACCGACCAGTCTAATCTGGCAAATATCCTACCCGGACAAGAATGTTCAATCTCTGGAGTAGCGGTCTACGGAACAATCGCTCGCGTAGATAGTTACGGCATCAGCTTTGAGGTATCACCCTTGCAGCCTAATCTGGACTTCGCCTCACCAAGCCAGCCCGGTTACTTGGCTGCTAGCGAATCAATAGTAATCACAACCTAAAATAAATAATATGTCAGTTCAAATAGTATTAGACGTTACAGCAGACTTTAATGCTGATTCAAATGTACAGCTCGACACAGGCGGCTTTGACTACGCTATCGTTCAGCTGGTAACCCCAAGCGGTACTGTTAGCTTTAAGCACACTAACGATGCCGGGGATGTAGAAGGCGTATCCGATGGATCGGCTGTTTCGGCCACAAATTTTGTGGCTGTTCAGGGAACAAACCTCGCCTCTGGTAGTGCCGTGACTTCCCTCGCAACATCAGGACTTGTTCGCTTTGGATACATCGGACGATTCCTTCAGCTTTCTGGCGAGTCTGTAACCGTTACAAAAGCACTTGTACGACTCTACAAAATCTGTTAAACAATGAAAAAGAAAATTGTAAAACTCAAGGTAAAGAAAAAGGGTCAGAAGCCTATTGAGTTCAAGGCAGGCGCACTTCGTGCTCAGCTTGGGGTCAAGAAGGATGAGAAAATCCCTGCTGGAAAAATGAAGGCAGCGGAAGAGGGCAAGATGGGCCCTTTGGCTAAAAAGCGTGCCTTATTTAAGAAAAACGTATTAACTGGTAAGAAATGAAAGAAATGATTAAAAGAGCGGACGGAAGCTATTCTCAGAGAGGTCTTTGGGATAACATTCGTGCGAACAAAGGAAGTGGTAAAGCACCAACCAAGGAGATGCTTAAGCAAGAGAAAAAGATTAAGTTAAGAACTAAAAAGAAAAAATAATGGCAATTACAGCTAAAATCAGAATGTCTGGGGAAGAAGCGAAAGCCAAGACTTCCCTCACACCCGAAGAAATCCGTGATAGACTCTTTTACTTTCACGACGCAGCACACGAATTTCATCAGCAAACAAAAGGCGGGTGGGAACACGATGCTCTCGGTAAGCTGTATGAAGGCTTAGAGGACTTTTCTGACGATATCCCAGAAAAAATGATGGGCTATATGGATGGAAAGCGTCTTGGGCCGCTGAACAGAATTGCCACTCCTAAATATGGTGGTCACGAATCATCCGTAAAGCTCGTTAAAGAGTTAATGGATTTTTCTTATGACCTATACGAATTTGCTTGTGAGAAAAAATTGCTTGACATAGAAAATAGGTCTCAAGAGCTTTCTGGTCTTGCCGCAAAGACAATCTATCGCTTGACTTTAAGTTAATTTATATTTTATTAGTAAAGCTAAAAGTTTACACAATCCGGGAAAAAGTAAAGATTATTAACCTAACATATATATATGTCAGAAACAACAACAAACACACCACAAGAAAATGTACAAGAATCTGTACAACAAAACGTACAGACATTTAACCCTTTTTCAGACAGCTCTTGGTCGCCTACTCCCGACTTTGCTAACAACCCTGCTCCCGAGCAGGTGCAGCAGCAAGAGAGTGCCACATCTTCCCCCGACACACAAGAAGAATACGAAGAAGAAATTGTCGATGCGGACGAGTGGTTAAAAACACAATTTGGATGGGACAACGCCGAAGCCGCCAAAACTGAATTAGAAGAACTCCGTAAGCTTCGCGAAGGCGCATCTTCCCAAGCAGAAATAGAATTCGCCAACGAACAAAGCGCCAAGTTTTTTAAGCTCCTACAAGAGGGCAAAGAGGATGACATTTATTCATTCCTAGAAAACAAAAAGAAATTTGACAGACTTTCGTCTATCACAGACTTAGACTCAAGATCGGCTGCCGAGATTATCAAGCTCAATATGCAGCAGAAGTACAAGGACTTAACCCCTTCCGAAATTGAGTACAAGTTTAACAAACAATTTTCTGTTCCCAGCAAACCCAATCAGGGCGATATGGAAACAGACGAAGAATATCAAGAACGACTCCAGAACTGGGAGGCAAAAGTCAAGGACATTGAAACAGAAATGTTCATCGAGGCCAAGCTTGCCAAGCCCGAACTGGAGAAGTTCAAAAACGAGCTGGTTCTTCCTGACGTACAATTTGAAAATGAATCTAAGGACTACGAGCCGACCCAAGAGGAATTGGAGGCCCAAGCAGAACTGATGAATCAATTCAAAGAGTCCGCGAAAGCTGCGCTATCTTCCTTTGATGGCTTTAATGTATCGGTAAAAGACGAAGAAGTTGAAATACCGCTATCTTATGCCGTTTCGGATGAAGAGAAAAACGCAGTCGCTTCGCAGTTGGACCGATTTGCAGATGCAAACTTTGACGCTAATGTGGTATTGGCTGAAAGGTGGCTAAAAGAAGATGGGAAAGGTGGGTATCAATTAAATACCAATCAAATTATCCGCGACTTAACTTTATTACAAAGTGATGGTAAAATGAACCAGAAGTTTGTCAATGATGCGGCATCCAAGCGATTGACCGAGTACATCAAAAAGACAAGTAACGTAAGCGTGACTTCCCAGACAGCCCAATCAACCTTCAATCCATCCACTAAATCAGAACTGGATAAGCAAATCGAATACATCTGGAAGAACTCGTAGAACAATCACTATTAACAATTAAATTTTAAGACAATGGCTCTTGGAATCCCTACCTCGAATATACTCCAACCCGGTAATATTAGTATCGCGGGTGGCGTAACGAGACAACTGGTGTCCGACCTTCAACTATTGACACCACAGTACTACAAAAACTACGTTGAAAAATATGGTAGCGAAGACTTCACTTGGTGGCTTGCTACCTATGCTGGCATGGAAGAGGTTAAAAACCGTGACTACTTCTGGTTTGAAAACCGTGGTAAATTGATCACTGGTATCCAAGCCGCTGCTAACGTAGCTGCTTCTGCTGGTGCAACTATCACCCTTACGCTGGCTTCTGGTTATCACTACAACAGCGGAACTCAGGCTCCTCTGCGCCCCGGTGAAACTGTTCGTGTAGCTTCAACTAACGTAGAAGGTCAAATCTTGGCAATCACAGGAACTACTCCTAATGCCTTTACCTTCACCGTTCGTCCCAAAATTTCTACCGAATCTCTGGCTTCTGCTGGTAGCGGCAGCTTCCTTGCAACTGATACCCTGATCTTCGGTGGTATCATGGATGCTGGTGAGGCTTCTAACACCAATCAGCCTATGATTCAGTTGGACGAGAAGTACACCAACACCATTACCGAAATGCGTGAGACTTTCTCAGCAACTGACCTCGCCGAAATGACCGAAGTGTACTACACAGGTGGTTTCTCTGGTGATGTTCCTGCTGGTGGAGCTCAAGCCGGGACTTCCCTCTTCACCCTGAAAGGACTTGTTAAGTCAAACATCCGTTTCAAGGACGACGTAGAGATGAAGTTGATGCGTGGTAACATCGTAAACAACTCAGGTCTTAGCACCTCTACTTCAGTAGGTTCTGAGGGTATCATCCCCAAAGTACTCGCTGACGGAGAAACAGTTGGTTACACCCCCGGAAACTTGGATATCGCCAAGATCCACGAAATCACTCGTATCATGGACGTAAATGGTTGCGTATCTGAAAACCTCTGGTTGCAAGATATCTACCAAAACCAAAACTTCTCTGACGGATTGTTCGCCGCTTACCCTGCTGGTGCTTGGGTATGGGGTAGCAACGAAAAGTCTGAAGAGGCCGCTATCAACTACGGTTGTAAATCAATCCAAATCGATGGCTACCACTTCAAGGTGAAGAAGTATCGTCCATTCAATACCGAATTCTTGACCGGAGTAACTCCTAACACAGACTTCTTCCGTAACTTCGGAATGATCTGCCCTCAAGGAGAAACTCGCGACGCTAAAGACGCGAGCAAGCTCTACAAGAACATTACAATCATGTACCAAGCTCCACCAAAGGGCGGGACTATTGGAAATGGTATTCGCGTATGGCAATGGGGTGGTGGTTCTCAGAACCCCACAACTGGCCAGATGAACGATAACGTGGAGATGATCACTTATCGCGGGTCGAGGGTGGCTGCGGCCAACCAGTTTGTCATCGTACAAGCTTCATAATCATTAACTTAGGTGAGTCGCCCAGTCACATGGGCGGCTCCCTTTGTAATTAAAAAAATGGGAGTAATTTACAAAATAACGAGTCCTTCTGGCCGCCTTTATATAGGTAAAACGCAAAATTTGCGCAAGCGAATTAATTCCTATAAGTGTGATGTAAAGAAGAACAGAAAGGAGATTAAGCTGCACAATAGCTTAAGAAAGTATAGTTGGGATGCTCACATTTTAGAAGTGATTGAAAAGGTTGAGGATTGCTTATTGGATGAAAGGGAAATTTACTGGATTGCCTTTTATAAAACCTATTGTTATGAATATCCAAGAGGATTAAATATGACAAAAGGTGGAGATGGGCAGCGATCAACTTGGATGCACAATATAGAAAGGAGAAGGAAGCAGGCCCAAAGATTTTCCGGCAAAGGCAACCCTTTTTACGGAAAAACACATTCTGACGAAACAAAAAAGCATCTTGCCGAAGTGATGTCTAAACGCAATAAAAGCAAGGGTATTAAAGTTCCAGAATGGGCAGCCGAGAAAGGAAGAGAAGTTGTTAGAAGAGCTGTAATAATGTATAATTCAGATGGGGAGTTTTTGAAAGAGTATATCTCGGCAACACAAGCAGCTAAAGATTTGGGGTTTAGCAGATCTTGCATTAATGATGTTGTAAGGGGTAAGCATACCAATACGAATGGGTATGTTTTTCGCTACAAGACCGACAACTATCCATTAAAGATTGATGTAGGTGTTATTAAAAGTAAAAATGTTAAACGACCAATTTTTTGCGAGTATGCGGGGGAAGTTATGGTATTCGATGGCTCTGAAGAGGCTTCAAAATACCTTGGCATACCCAAGACCACTATCAATCGTGCAGCAATGTACAATAACGGCAAGCCTATAAGGGCTGGCTACAAATTTTTTTACAAAGAAAACCGCCCGCGTATTGCGGGGCGTGCAGCTTAAATGGTAAACAATTAAATTAAAATTAAAATGGCAAAATTATCAGATGTTCAGTTTTCGCTTAGAGGCGAACAGAAAAACACAGAAGCTCTTTCTTTAGGGGAACAAGAATTGGTAACGGAGTTAAGACAGCAAAGTGAGGGAGGGGTGAAGTACCACATCTTTAAGTTAATTAATAGAACAAGAAGAGGTGGTGTGCATGTTCCGGGAATTGATGACGTTATCAATCCAGCGACAGGTAAAATGGAGCGCGTCAGACTGCTTTCAGGAGTTGATACTATTTGGGTGAAAGAGCAAAAGGATATTACACCCGAGTATGTAAGAAACAACCTGCGTAGCCTTCAGTTTGTGAGAGGTACCAAGATACTGCGTATCCCAGAATGGGACACGACAGCCCTTGAGTTCGCTCGCATTACAAGGCATAACGTAGGTAGTGCAAGTAACAAAACAGGAAGCCAGTTTGAGTTTTACGAGTACGATCCAGCAAGAGAGCAAGAAGAACTCTTTAAGAGAGAAGCCCTTGAGCTTGAGATGGCGATACTTGCAAAAGAAATGCCTTCCGATAAAATGCGTAAGCACGCAGCTTTCTTGGGTTTACGATTGATTGATGACCTCGGTATGCCTAAGACTGATGATGGACTGCGCAGGGAATATATGGTATACGCAAAACGTAACCCAGACTATTTCCAAAAGACAAAAGATTCGAAAGAAATTGATATTATGTGGCTGATTAAAAGAGCAATTCTTGATTCTAAGATTGAGATTGGTCGGGAGCCGGGGAAGATATACTGGTCAAACGGCGGCGGTCTGATTGGCGTTATGTCAAAGCAGGACACCCCTGAAAAGTACCTCCTAAACTTGGCGCTGACAAATTCTCAGGACGGAGAGGCGTTCAGAGATCAGTTACAAAAGACCGCATAAAAAAATAAAAGATGGCGTACAATATTAATGATGTATACAAGATAGTCCTTTATGCCGTAAGCAAAAACCTACAACAAGGTTACGTTAGCCCAGAGGACTTTAACAACTCTATTAATATAGCTCAAAAAAGCTATGTCGCCTATCTTTTAGGTAATTTTCAGCAGTATCAACCGGGACGCCCTGTCGCACGCATTGAGTTTGGCCAAAATGCAGTGGTGCGGCAGAGGCTCACCCCGATTATTTACGAAACATGGCTTTCTGTTGACGGTAGCGGGTATTCCCCCTACCCAAGCGCAGCCTCTCAGCTACCAAGCGGTGGGGCCTATATGCAAACAGATGCAATGTGGAGTGCCTACGGGTACGAAAGAATTAGAGAAGTACAGCAGCACTATTTCTACTCAATTTACAATAGCGTAATTGACCCGATAGATAGCTGGCCTGTTTATATGTTGAGAAACAACGGCTTTCAGTTTGCACCCTTCGGCATTGGTCAAGCGAGAATAAGCTATATCATAGAACCACCCAATATGGTGTGGGGCTATACGCTTGACGGAAACGGCGTTCCTGTTTATAGCGCAGCCAATAGTGTGCAGCCTGTCTGGGACGATGTGTCGATTATGGAAATTATTGCTCGTGCATTACGATTAATTGGTGTAAATTTACAGTACAATGACGTGGCAGCTTACGCTAACCAAATTCAGTTTCAAGGGCAGTAATAAAGGATAGAAAATGGCTAATCAACTTCAGGCAACTGTTTACCAAATAGATGGGAGTCCATTAGATGCGCCCGCAAGCATTTCTTTTCTTACTAGCGATATTATGATTAAGGAGGCTACTATACCTAATTTCGCTTCCGTAAATGCCGCTATTTTTTACTACCCAAATACTAATAATAAATTACAAGACCAAGTTTTTTACGTTTCCGAAACACTTGCTTCATTAATAACAGCAGCAAATACAGGGAGCGTAACACAGGTTCAGGCAACGGTGATTGCAATTAATCAAGACCCACAAGTTCCCGCAGGCGTACAATACACCTTCCCAGCAAATAATATAGCTATACGAGAAAATATTGATGTTGCTGCGGGAATTAATGCCGATATACAATACAAGAACAAGGTTTATTCTGTTGCAGAAACGGAAAGCTCTTTAGTAACCGACTCTAATTACATTACACCTGTATCTCTTGGAGGGTTATTTGCTCAGACAGGAAACGCTACTCCTATTACTGGCACTACAGTAGAGACTACATTAATCAACGGAGGAGTCGGAACCTTAAGCGTACCCGCAAACGGATTTTCTGTTGGCGATAGCTTTAGGGTTATTATGGGGGGATCTATGGACGCCGCAAATAACCAAACTATAAGAATTAGAGTCAAGTCAGGATCTGTTGTTTTTCTTGATAGTGGTGTACAAAATCTTACGAGTAGTATTACAAGTGATGTATGGTCTTTGAATGTTGATTTTACTATTAGGCAAATTGGGGCTGCTGGCGTAGCATCTATTGTTGCGTTAGGTAGTTTTCATTATATAAAAACAAATAATGGCGCTGTGGAAGGCTTTGGTTTTAATACTGTTAACAATACTACATTCGATACAACAATAAGTAATACTTTAAATATTACTGCGCAATGGGGAAGTGCTAACGCTGGAAACTCAATCTATAGTGATATTTTTATTTTAAATAAAATTTACTAATCGTGACTAGGTATCAACTAATAGAGCAAATTTTAAGGCAAGTCTACGGAGGCTACGTCCAAGAGGATTCTTCTATTACCCCGATGCTTGTCAATCAGTATATCGATCAGGGCATAGCTGTAGCGGCAAGAACAAACTATACAGACAATCTAAAACTGGAGGGTATCAGCTTTGTTAACAATAGCTTTTATACTACTTTTAAGAACTTGGTTGCCGTCAAGGATGAGAGAAACCTCTGGAAGATAACCCTCCCCCAAGTTCCCGTAGGGATAGGATATAGTGAGGGAATATCTACCGTTCAGTTTAAGGACGACCAAGGCGTGATATCACAGCCATGTATTCCCCTTACACAAAATCAAAAAACGTATTTTCAGAGCATGCCCCATATCCCAAGCAAGACCTTATTCTATAGCGAGGGAGACAAGGTATTTGTTATTAGCAATCTAATCTTGAGCAACTATACTGCCAGCGTAACAATGGTGAGCGGTGGACTATCTTCAAGCCTAAATAGTGTGCTAACCGTTCCCTCCGACTATATGCCTGTTATCATTCAGTATGTGCAACAGCAGTTGTTGCTTATGAAACAAACTCAAAAAGATTTAGCTAACGATGGTCAAGATTTAGCAGTAAACTAAAATGGAGAACAATAATATTATATGGAAAAAGATTGAAGGGTATCCAAATTACGAAGTAAGTAATTTTGGAGATGTAAAATCTTTGGCTGGGTATAAAAATTGTAGATTTGGTCAAAGACTGAAAAGGGAGTCGTTATTAAAACAGCTTAATACAAAGTTTGGGTACAAAACTGTGGGATTGTATAATAATGGAAAGTACAAAATATTTTTTGTTCACGTTTTGGTAGCAAGAGCTTTTATAGAAAATACCCTTAGTAAACCTTTTGTAAATCATAAAAACGGAATAAAATCAGACAATACAATTGAAAATTTGGAATGGTGTACCTCATCAGAGAATAATAGGCACGCAATAAAAAACGGTCTTTTAGTTCCGCCTAAAGGAGAAAGCCATTATAGATCCAAAAAAATACTTTGTATTGAAAGTGGGAAAATATATATAACTATTAAAAACGCAGCTAAAGAAGAAGGTATAAGCCTTTCTGCGTTAAAATCAAGACTTAACAGAAATCATCATACCTTTAAGTATGTTTAAACCTATACGTAACAATATCCTCGTAAAGCCCTTCCCTCCAGATGAAATTTCTGAGGGCGGCATATTTGTACCTGAATCAGCAAGAAAAGAAAGCAATAAGGTTACTATTATTGCTGTGGGAAGAGGTAGTAGAGAAAAGAAGATGAAGCTTAAGCCCGGGCAAGTGGCGTACCGAATTAAGGATTGGGGAACACCTGTAGATGTACAAGGGGAAAGGCATTATTTGTTGGAAGACGCTGCAATACTGGCGACTGAATAAAAATGTAAGGGGAAGATATGGCAACACAAAATAGACAATGGGTAACAATAGATGAGGCAATCACCGATTACCTCACGGAGTCCGAGCAGGGCAACCACAAGTACTTTAAGTGCTGGAATCTTGCTTTTAGAGCCATGACCGAAATGGGACTGGACTTCTTTTATAGCGTTAAGTCGGTCAAGCTCCCCGTCAACGCCAACCTTACGGTAACACTTCCCGAAGACTACCTAAACTACACCAAAGTAGGCATCCTAAACAACGAAGGTGCTATCATCCCCTTGCAGGTTAACAATAACCTGACTACCGCCTTTGATATGCAACCCAATCGCCTTGCCCAAACACAAGACCCGTCCATCGTAACAGGCTATAGCCCACAAGGAATTGTCTGGTGGAACTTCTGGAACGGCTACGGACTAAGCAATCTGTACGGACTGCCCAGCGGCTCACCCTTCGTCGGGTCATTCAAGATTGACAACAAGAATGGAGTTATCGTACTAGACGAATACTACGAATTTGAGTATGTGATGCTGGAGTATATAGCCTCACCCGTTTCTGGTGGAGAATACTTTGTACCCATCCAGTTCAAGGAGGCGGTTATCGCCTATCTAAGATGGAAAGACCTAATCAGCTTACCACCCTCTCGCAGAGGAAGCCTTGGCGATAAAAGAGACAGAAGAGCGGAGTATTACAACGAAAGAAGAATTGCTATCGCTAGATATGACGCGGTGAAGCTTTCCGACCTCTATGAGTGGAACCTTGTAAATCAAAGAATGGCGGTAAAATCTTAATAAGAAATGGCATCACCATACCCATCACTTCCCGCAACATTATCACAAGGAATTGTTAGCATATATGGAACTGGAGATTCAGTTAGTATTGTTAGCGGATTGGTTCCAAACCCTAATTTCTTTTTTGGGGAAATTAACCAAGTGGGTATTTACAGTTCTTATAGCACAGGGGATTCTGTTTTATTTGGGGAATCATCTGTTGTTACTCGGGTTCTTTATAGCAATTGGCCATATACATTAGTTGAAGAAAGTAAAATAATATTAATAGAATCGGTAGCGCCATGATAGACGTAAAAAGATTTTCGGGTGTTTTAAATACTGACGATCAGCCAGAAGCCGTTCTTTCGCCTCAGCATATTGATGCAAGAAATGTTCGTTTTTATGGCGGCCAAAATGGTCTTAGTCTTCAAAATATTAAAGGCAATAATCAGCTTAATACATTAACCCTGCCTGCTGGAACAAATCAATGCATTGGGTCTTTTTTCGATTCACTAAAACAAAGAATTATTTTTTTCAACTATAATAGCAACGGGAACAACGGAATTTATAGCCTAAATCTGAAAACTGATGTTATTAGCACAATATTTCTTTGTGGCACCAATAGCGCAACAGATATATTAAATTTTAATACCAATTACCCTGTACATTCCTCATCAATCGTTTATAGAGACTCTTCGCAGGGTGATTTAATTTATTGGACTGATGGTTTTAATCGACCAAAGTACTTAAATATTGATACAGTTTCTTCGCTAGCTCCATTTACCGCTACAATGATAACGGCAGCCAAATTGCCTCCAAGCAAGGTTGCTACTTGTGGATACGCAAGCGATTCGGCCATCAATTACAATAATGTGTACAATAGATATTTTCGATTTGCATACCGATGGGTTTATAAAAATGGAGAAAAATCTACCTTTTCCCCTATCTCCGAAATGCCAACCATCCCTACTCAAAACCCAGAAGATCCAGCAGCGCCAAACACAAGTAATTATATCATAATAAACGACATAAATACTCCATCGGACAACGATTTTAAATCTATTGAATTATTTGGGCAAGAGTTTAATGGGACAATTTGGGATAGTTATTTTTTTATTACAGAAATAGAAAGATCGGCGACGCCACTTCCTTATACGGATAGTTTTAAGTTTTACAATGACGGGATTTATGCTCCAATAACCGATGAAGAAAGCGACCTTCGGTATGATTATTTACCAGATGTTGCTAACACGCTTGAATTACTCAACGGTAATGTTATTATATATGGCGGAATTACAGAAGGGGTAAATACGCAGTTTCCTCAAAGAAGCGAATACAATGTCCAAATCACATCTTCCCTGACAAATCAAACATCATATCCAGAAGCTTGGAAGTGGGGGCAGACAGAAAGATTTGGATTAGTTTACTTTGATAAATACGGAAAAACCAACGGGGTTATATCTTACTTAGATACACCAGCGGATTCCAATAATTTCGAAGTTACTACACCACAATATCCCGGTGAGGCCTTCCCTAGCACCGCACAAGTCCCTCAGATATCGGCTAGTATTAACCACACCCCGCCTACTTGGGCGGAAAGCTACCAATGGGTTAGGGTTGATGCTGCTCCGCAATTTTTCCTTCAATGGGTCACCAATGATTATCAAGATCCCGGAGATGGTTACTTGTATTTCGGTATTGAAACTCTAAACTGGGCTAATTCTAAAGACGGAATGGTTCCAGCTTATGAGTGGCAGCCCGGAGACAGGGTAAAGGTAATGGGAAAACTCACTTCAAGTTTTACGGTTACAGCCTTTGGTACTCAGTTTGATTTTGAGGTTTTAGCAGACTTAACGCGCCCAATGGGAGCCCCAAACACAACAACTCCGGGTAGATTTTTAAAGGTTAAAAAAACAATTGGGTTACCTTATATTGCTACTGATAAAAATTTATTGATTGAAATATATACGCCAGCCGCAAATGTTAATTCAGAAAATGCAATTTTCTTTGAGTGGGGCCAAAAGTACGGTATTTATAGTATAGGGAATAATCGATACCATCTTGGGCAAACACAAAACCAAACAGCTTCTCAGCCAGCGCTTTTTGTTTGGAAGAACGGGTATGTTTATTGGCAGTCAAATGTTCCCTTTTATTCGTATATGGCTGCGGCGGCTAACGCTATGCCCCACGTTTATTGCACATCTATGAGCCGCTTTAGAAACGTATTTCAAAACAGCAAGGCAAATAGTAATTCCAGAGGATGGTTTATTGACGTTAATGCAATAAGAAGATATCTTCCTACTCACGTTCGATGGGGTGGCGCCTATGTGCAAGATACGCTTGTAAACAACCTGAATAGATTTTACCCGCAGGATTTGGATATGGTCGATGTCGCAAAAGGGGATATAAGAAGGTTTAAGGCAAGGGATAGAATACTGAGGGTTTTTCAAGATAGGGCCGTTGGTCAATATGGCGTTTATGCAAGGTTTATACAAAATAACCAAGGGCAATCTGAGCTTGTAACCACAAACACAATTATTACAACAAACAATATACAGTACTACGCAGGGACATATGGACTTTGTGGGTATCCAACAAATCTTGCCTCTTCTGCGGCAAGTGATTATTTTACCGATGTTGTTACGGGAAGAAGTATTAGGGTAGGCCGAGACGGGATTACAGACTTGGGCCTATTGTATAAAGGGCAGTTTTATTTGTCAGAACTTGTATTGCCATATAACAAAACGATAAATCGACCTAGCGGAGAGAAATCCAAGGTTATGGGTTTTTTTGATTCTTTCGACAACCAGTATCACGTTATTTTGCAAGGAGATAAAAGCACGCTATTTTTAGTATCTCAGTCTTTTGATGAAAAAGGATTTGTCATATACTTGGGAGGAAATGCCGTAAGTGGCGATTCTATCACCATAAACATATCCACTACTTCGTTAGACTCTCAATTTACTTACACAGCAAGCGGATCTCAGAGTGCTGTAACTTTTTTAAATGGGTTGGCTGCGTCTATTCCCGGCCAATACACAGCTACCGTTACCAACGCTTCCCCTTACCCCTATATAACAATCCAACCAGTCACTGGTGAAATTGTTACCGCATCTGCATCCCTCAACGTATCTGGCTCATACGAACCCCATAACTTTAGCTTCAATGAAACCAGAAACGCTTTTTGTTCTTTTTACGACTATCATCCAGAGTGGGCTACTGGAGCTAACGATATGATTTACACTTGGTTAGATGGGTATGTTTATAAGCATAATAACACAGTAAAGCACTGCAATTTCTACGGCAACCAATACGACGCTTCCGTAACTTTTGTTTTTAATCCCAATATACACACTAAGAAGTCTTGGAACAGCCTTATGGAAATAGCCAATACTATCTGGACGGTGCCAACAATGTACACCAATACCTATTCCTACGGAACAACGAAACAGATTAGCAATCTAGTTGAAGCCGAGTTCCAGCTACTGGAGGGCAACCCCTCCGCGGCCATCAAAAGGGATGCCAATTCCTCCGGGGGAAAGATTAACGGAAACTTTATGAAAGGCAACTATTTGGTAGTAAAATTTCAGAAAACAAATGCAATTAATTTAGTAAATTTGAACGAGGTTTCGGCGAGGTTTACCGACTCGCCACTTACAGTTAAATAGATAACATATGCCACCAATTCCTTTAGCAGCGATACAAGCGGGCCTAGGCTTAGGTCAATTCATTGCCGGTGCTGTACAAAGAAGTAAAGCCGAAAAAGCGGCGCAAGAGCAAATTGGTAAACTTGGTCCAGATATAGGCATATTGGGTTATTATAATCGAGCTCTTCAGAGATACTCTGGGCTACAATCCGGAGAAGGAGCTTTGCAAAAACAATATGAAAGGCAAGCGCAAAGAAATTTGGCATCTAATCTAAGAATGTTAAGAGAGACTGGGACTCCCGGAAGCATCCTTGCTGGCGGCTCTGCGGCACTACGCGCTGCGAATGAAGGCGCATTAAGAGCTGCGGCGACGGGCCAGCAACAAGCTGGACAAGCACTTGGAATGTTAGGTAGTGCTTCACAATTAGCCGCTGCGGAAAAAAGAAGACCAGAAGAGTTAAAGCTACAGATGCAATTACAAAGAGCTGCCGGAGGTTCTCAAGTCGCAAATGTTGGAATGAGTAATGTTTTTGGCGCCTTGCAATCTGCGGCCACCCAAAAAATGTATAAAGATATCTATGGAGGAGAAACTAGCGCAGCTAAGTTTCCAAGAAACTATCAGCAAGGCACCGGAACTGGTATGTTAAACTTATTCCCAACGCCATCAACTTCAATTCCGACTAGCTCACAACTAACTGGGGGATTGGGAATTACTCCAAGGGCTTTGCCATCTACAACCTTGCGTCAATTTAATATACCAAGAATAATGCCTAGAAATTTATTTTCTGGTTCAATTTATCCATTCCCAACGTATCCCTATTAAAATGGCAGTATCTATACCTCGCGAGATATATACACTAGGGGCGGTTCAGTTTAGCACTCAACCGCTTGCCCAATTACAAGGACAGCTATTAGCTAGAAAAGCAGCTAAAGAAGAGGCGTTGAATAAATATTTTTACGATTTACAGGGGAAAATAAACACGGCTGGCGTAAGACAGGTAGATGTTGCGGGAATTGACCAAGATATTAAAAATTGGCAACAATCTTGGAGTAAAGATGCAAAAGGTTTGCAAAAATTAGAACACCAAGCTAACTACCAAAACATTCTAAGAAGAATAGACCAGTCTAAGAATAGGGCAAAATTAGAAATGGATTTGGGGAAAATGCGTGTTGAGGGAAAATATGACCCAGATGAAGATGATTTGCAAGTTCAGCAAAGAATTGGTTTGTCCGTTTATGACCCCCGATCCTATAAAGCAGACGGAGTATCAGAGTATGGCCTTGGCGATTTATCTCCATCTGTTCCCGAATTTGATGCAACAAAACAAAATCAATTTTTTTCAGCAGTAACAAAAGGAAAAACTGCGGGAGAAGTACCCGACACTTCCCGCGCACCAATAATAGAAAAAGGGACTGGCTATATTATTACCCCATTCAAAAAAGAATTTAGCAAAGAACAGATTATAGCAATGGCTAATGATGCTGGGGAACTTACGAAAGCTGATAGGGTTTCAAGAAAATATTATAATCGAATTTTAGGAAATCCAGAAAGCGAGCAATTTATCAATCTAAAAGCAGCTTATGATATATTATCACCCGGAGGAATTATGGATACTCCAGAGGAAGTAGCAAAAGCGGATGCTTTTATTAGATTTTCTCAGCCAGTAGAAGTTGGAACTAAAAGAGTAAAAGAAGAAGATTGGAGAGAAAGAGCAATGTTCCAAGCCTTTTTAAGAGGTCAAACTCCAGACCAAGGCCCAACAAGAGACATTTACAAAGAGATTGACTTAGCTACATCAAGCCCACAAAGATTAGAGGGGGGAACAGGGGCGCCAGTTAATATATTTAGCGGAGCTGCCCAAAATGCTCTTATTAAATTAGCTAATGATGTTACGGGAAGAGATATTTATAACCAGAGCAATATTTATGTAAAAAAATTCTCTGACGGCAAAAACTATATTGTTGATTTTCGTACAAACGAGCCATTAGTTCCCTTTACAAAAGAAGACATAAATATAGGTGTTCAAGTTGATGTTAAGGGAAAAAGAGGTGCGTTAACGGGACAAGTACCAGTTCCCCAAGCACTAAAAAAAGAAGGCTCGTATAGTATTAAAGGTAAAGATTATACAGAGTCTCAATTATTGAAAATGGGTTACACTAAAGAACAAATAGCTCCTTATCTTAAAAAGTAACTATGCCACAAAACGATCCACTTGGAATATTAGGAGAACAGCCACCCAAAAAACAGGCTGATCCTCTAGGTATTTTAAAAAAAAAAGAAGTTTCTGGGGTAAAGTTAGAGACTGGTGGAGAAGTTGGTATTTCAGAAGTCCTATCGGGAAAAGGATTGATTCCTCAGCAAAGAGCGGTATCTGAAAGCACTAAAATTAAGATACCAAAAGAACCAGCACCAAAAGTTCCCATTGCAGCAAAAAAAGAAGGACAAAGTTATATTTCTAATTTAGTATCATCTCTTGATAGAGGGTTTTATAAAAATCTTATAGGTAATCCAATTAAAGGTTTAGCAACCGTAGTTCAGTACGGAACATCTGCTATGACCGGAGGAAGAGTAAAAGAAGGGCCAGTAAGTGATGCCTTAAATAAGTTCGGAGATTTATTTAACCAAGCTATTGATGAAGTAACTCCACAAGATCCAGAATTTAAAAATAGCTTATCAGACCAATTTGGGCAAGCATTAGGTCAAGTAGGTTCTTTGGTACTTACAGGTGGCTTGGGTGCTGGGGGAAGAGGTGCCGCTGCTATTGCACCAAAAGTAACTGCCGCTGTCCCAAGAACTATTGCAGGAAAAGTGGCCGCTAAAGCAGCTCCGGTTACGACAGCGGTAAAAGATTTAGCAAAAGAAATAGCTACTCCTGCATCTATTAGTGCAGGTCTTACAGTAGGTCAATCAGAATTTGATAGAGCAAAGCAAGCAGGTGCTAGCGATGAGCAAGCCTTTGAAGCTTTCTATAAAAATGCAGCAGTAGGTTCGGTGCTTGAAAAGATACCTGTAATGCAATTCCTAAAGAGATTTAATAATGCTACAAGCGGAGGAGTTGCAAATTATTTAAAGACTAAGGGTGTTGCGGGAATAACTGGCGGTCTGGAAGAAGCCACTACAGAAGTATTGCAACAAGTTTATGCAAATAAGACAGCACAGGATATCTACAATGTCAATCAGAATATCTTTGAAGGATTAGCGGAATCAGGAGGAATAGGATTTGGAGTAGGCTTCCTCTTAAATGCGATGGGTGCGCAAGCAAAGATTTTAAGACAGCAAGGAAGAGAAGAAGAAGCGCAAACGGTAGAAAATCAAGAAGAAGAATTTAAGGCAAGGGCTGAAGGGAAAGAGTTTCTAGCTCCACCTCCTCCTGCCGCGCCTATAATTGAAGAAGTTGCGCCACAAGTTCCCGCTACACCTAGAATACCTAAAGAAAGAGCAGCTCAATTAAGAGAGCAAATTAAAGTTGAGGAGGTCGGGGAAGAAGCGGCACCACAAGTTCCCGCAGCACCCGCAAAAGAAGAAGTGGTAGGCATAGACGAAAAAGAAACTATTCGTCAAATGAAGCCGTTCACAGATGAAATGGCAAACATAGAAAGAGAGTTTGAAAACAGAGGATTTAAAATAGATACCGACTACGATAACGAAATTATTGTAACAGATAGACAAGGTAATATTCTAGACCCAGAAGAAATACCTGCTGATATAGCAGATCTTGCAGCAGCTTACGAACAAGCTACAATGAAGCTAGGAGAGTTCGATCAAGTAGCAAGAGAGAAGGCGTTAGCTGAATCAAGAAAAGTGGAGGAGGTTGTCGGGGAAGAAGTGGCACCAAAACTTCCCATAGCACCCGAAAAGACGCAAGCCGAAACATCTAAAGAACAAACAATAGAAACAGACCTTCTCATAGGGGGCCAAGCGGCTCAAAGAAGAAAAGATGGAAAGTATACCAAAGATGGAGTTGAGTTTGTAAGAAACGAAAAGGGGCAAGGCGTAGCATCTGATGTTACAGGAGAGATTCGATTTACTGACGAACCCAGTGGCAAAGGCATCGTTATCCCTTTTAGATATAAGCTAATAGAGGCGGAAACTTTACAACCTTCTCACCAAGGCGGAATCAGAAATCCTAATCACTTTATACCAGAGGCGCAGCCAAAAAATAGAAATGACGTAGGCAGTCTTATGGCAGAAGATAGCTTTGCTTATAATCCTCGTTTTGGTGAATTACGAGAATTCACAACTGCTTACTCTGGCGCTCCTGTAGTCAACGAAAGAGGAGAGGTTATTCAGGGTAATAATAGATCGGCAGGGCTTCGTAAAGGATATAAAGCTGGTAATCAGGAATATAAAAATAGCCTTGCTGAAAATGCTGACCAATTTGGTTTTACAAGAGAGCAAGTAGAAGGAATGAAAGAGCCTGTTCTTGTTCGGGAAGTTGCGGTAAGCGATGAAGGGGCTATAGAATTAGGTAATTATGATGTAAAAGACCTTGAAACGGCTGGTAAAAGAAGACTTGATGCAACAACTATCACAAGGCGTATGCCCTATGATATAAAAGCTAGAATTTCTGAACTTTTATTTACAGGAGAAGAAACTCTTAATCAGGCAATCCGCGCTAATCAAAAACGACTTCTTGAGGTTTTAAGCCCTTATCTTAATCAAGCACAACGAAATACAATTACAAAAGAAGGGGTATTGACGGATGCTGGAATAAAAGATGTAGAAGATATAGTTAAGCATTTTTTATTTGACAACGGAGACACGGCTCTTCCAGACCTATTTGAAAATTTATCTGCCACGCAAAAGGAAGGTCTTAAAAAAGCTCTTCCTTACATATTCTCGACTTCCCCCGACAAAAGTATTGTACCCGACATACAAGAAGCCATACTAGCAGTAAACGACTTCAATGAAAGCGGAGCGGGAGACTTTAATGCTTGGTTATCACAAAGAGACATGTTCGCTGATGGTGCTACTCCAAGAGATAAGTACACACCCTTAGAAATAGAAATAGCCAGAACCCTTATAGAAACACGGACACAAAAGGAAATAGCCAAAAAATTCAGCGATTATGCTGATATAGTAAGAGACAAACCAGCCGATATGTTTGAAGCCGCAAGGCCGGGTAAAACAAGGGCTGAAGGAATAAAAGAAGTATTTAAAACCGAAGATTATGCAAAGCCAATTAGTGAGAGAGGCCGTAAAACGCTTGCTAGAGAGGAGAAGCCTACCCCAGAGCCAAGTCCTAAAGCAGGCGATGCTGCAAGAAGACTTGCAGAAAAGCTCCGCGAAGGTAAAATCAATAAGCCCGGAACAGCCAGAGCCAGCACAGGCTTCGATGCCGTCTGGGATGCAGCCCTCGAAATAGTAGCCACCTCTCTTGAGGCGGGTGCTAGTGTAGCCGATGCCATAGAAGCGGGACTGAAATATGTCAAGTCAACGGGCTGGTACAAAAAGGTAAAGAATAAGGAAGAGTTTGATCAACAATTTAAGGACGTATTAAATCAAGAATATGCCATTCAAGTCAAAGCAGCAGGTGAAGTTCCTGTACAGCCAGAAGCCGGAGTTAGCGAAGAAGTGGAGGCAGGAGTTCCCCCAACAAGACCTCCAAAAGCTTCCGAAGAAGGTGAAGTTGAGGGTCGCAAAGAAGAAAGGCGGTTCACCAAAACAATGATTGAGTCTCCTGAATTATTGAAGGCCGTTAAAAAAGGAGTTTCTGCGACCCTTGAATACGCAAGACAGACTAACGCTATGTCTGTAGCTCAAGCACAAGAAGTTTTAGATGTGTTAGGGGAAGATAAGGCATACAATGTCCTTAAAGACGAGCAAACAAATGGAGCGGTAAGGGTCGTACTTGGTCAAGTTCTAATCAAAAGATATAATGACCTTGCAAAAAAGGCTACCACTAAAGAAGAAAAAGACCTTTATATTAATGCAACTATTGATATTGCTGAATATGTAACTGTAAAGCTTGCTACCGATGCGGGGCAAACAATTCAAGCATTTAAACTTTGGGAGCAGTTAACACCAGAGGCGCAGGTTTTGGCAGCGGTGAAGCAGATTAAAAAATCTGCACGCAGAAATATTAATAAAGTTCGTAAGGATATTGATAGTATCGGAGAGAAGTTTAATAAGGCAAATGAGGAGGCGGTTAAAGAGATTTTAAAATCCGAGGAAGTAGACCAATCTGTTAAAAAAGATACTCAAGACAGAGTTAGCAAAGCAAAAGATAAAGCCGCTAAAGCAAGACAAAAGCGAGCCGATATCATAAACAAGTATAAAGGAAGAGGTGGGATTACGCTTACCACAGGTGGTTTAACAAAAGAAGGTATTGAATTTGTCGGGGAAGTCGCAGTAACATATATTGAAGAGGGTTTGGCAGAAATTCAAGTTATTGCAGAAAAAATATTTGCCGACATTAAAACCATTACCGGGTCTTCCCCCAACGATAAAGTAAAACAAGAAGTATTTGATATTGCCAATAAAGAATTGTCTAAATCAGATATAAAAATAGTCAAGTCAGTAAAGGATCAGAAGCTAAAAATAAATGAAATAGCTATCAAGCACTTTACCGAAGTAGAGAAAATAAAAAAAGATCTTGCTCAAAAGTTTATAGACGAGGCAGATATGAGCGAAAGCAACGCTCAAGCCTTGGCTAAACGATTTGAAGATGCCTTTGATAGAGTAGTGTCTCGTAAAAAAGCAGAGATATTAGCAAGAGATAAAAAGCGTTTTGATAGAATACAAAAAGCCGTTAATGAGCAGGCTGGTAAAAAAGCTGAAAAGAAGACTTTGCAAGATGAGATTATAAAGTATTCTAATCTTGGCGCTTTTAATTCCGATGAAATGCTCGACTTTTTATCTAAGAAATTTGATTTAGGTCAGCTTACTACAGAACAGGCGGCTAAGATACAAGAGCTTGCGGAGAAGATACAAAAAGCACCAGAGGGTAGTCCTAAAAGAGAGGCCACCGAAGATCTTTTGTCCTATCAGGCTGGTTTAAATAAAGGAAATTGGGGTGAAGTAGCGCAAGGGATTTGGTATGCAAATATTCTTTCTGGTTATAGAACTCACGAAAAAAACATCATTTCTACCTTCTTTAATTCTTTAGCGGATCTTGGCACAGAAGTTATTGCTGACCCAAAAGGTGCGCCGTATCTTATTGCTGGATACGCAAGAGGACTTGGTAAAATAGGAATGTTAGAGGCATTGAGAACATTAAAAACTGGTAGGTCTCCTATTCATGTTAGAGCGGTAGAAATTCCAGATATTTTAGAGCGTAAAAAATTTGTTGGCGGAGGATACAATCCTGCAAACTGGTTTAAGTATGTAGGACGTGCAATGAAGGCGGAAGATATTCTTTCCTTTCAGGGACTTAAAGAGGCAAGAGCTTGGCAGCTTGCTCGCCGAGAGGCTGAAAAGTATGGATTCAATACTTGGTCAAAAAGTGGCTGGAAGAAAGTAAATGAATTATTGCTTAATACACAGGAAAGATACGAGGTAGCCGCGGATCAAGCGGAGTCTGAAGGTCTTAAAACAGATACAAGGGAATGGAAAAGAAGGGTGTATGAATTAATGGAAAATAGCCGTCCAGAGGCTATGACCGAGGACGCTTACAACTTTGCTGCTCATGGTACCTATAACTACAATTCTGACGGAACGCTTGGGGCGGTTACAAATGCCATATCTAAAGTCCTTGATATAAAAGTAGGAGGTGTACAACCGGGACGCTTTGTCGTTCCATTTACTCGCATTATTACTAATGTAGTAAATAATGCTCTTGATTATAGCCCCGTAGGAATTATTAGGGCCGCTAAAGGAGCAAGAGGATTTAAGTCTCTTGATGAATTAAGCCTTACCAAAGGAGCTTACAAGCCTCTTACCCCAGAGCAAAGAAGAGTAGTTTCTATTAAAGCCGCGGTAGGAATTTCATTTGCCGCAATTATGCAATATATGGTTTCTGAAGGGCTAATAGACCTTTCTGGGGAAGGGCCAGAAGATGAAAAGAAAAAGGCTCAATTAAGGGAACAGGGATGGCAGCCGTATTCAATAAAAATAGGCGATACTTGGTATTCTTATTTTTATACACCCCTTATATTTACACTTGGTTGGATGGGAAATCTTAATGACGCTGCCAAGTACGGGAAAGAGGACGAGGAAACATTGTTAAGACGGGCAAGTATAGCTTCTTTAAAGTTTGGAGGGATGCTTGCTGATATGACGTGGATAAACTCGGCATCAACTATCCTTGCGGTTTTAACAGAGCCAAGGATTAATGAACAACAAAGAAGAGCAGAAGTTGCCCTTTCTGGGATGGCAAGAGGGTTTGTGCCTTTTGCCCAAAATATTACGCAAATTACGCAGGCTTACAATAGCACCTTCCAAATACCTGCCAAGCAAGTTAACAATTCGTGGGAGGCTTTTTATCAGGATATACCTATTGCCAGAAATTCCCTCAACAATAAAATAAACGCCCTAGGAGAGCCTGTAATAAAGGATATAGACATTATGTGGTCTAAAGAAAAAGGTGATCCAGTATGGAGTTATTTAACCAATAAAAAAGGATGGGTAGCCCCGCTGAATAAGAAAACAGTACTTGTCTTTGATCAAAAGCTTAGACAAGACAGGCCTCTAACGGATGATGAATTTTATGAATTGTCTAAATTAAGGGGGGGCATTATCAAAAAGAACGTAGAAGAGTTAATGCAAAACGGATATGTGGTAAAAAGGGAGGGAAAAGATATTAGCGTCGCTGCCGAGAATTTAACCTCAAGCGAGCTAAATGATATATTGTCAAAAAGAATAGAACCATTTGCTACTAGGGACGCTAAGAAAAAACTATTTGGTGATTATCGAAAAGAAAAAGAGCAACAAGAAAGTAGCTTAGGCTCTCTTAAAAGTCAAAAATGGTCATTGGTAGACTAACGAAAATAAAGTAACTTTGATAAACAATTTAATACAATAAAAGATGCCGCTAACTCCTAATTTTACAACGTCACAACAAGCGGGTTTACCCTCTAATGTGATTATAACAGATGCCTCTACGGGGTCAGATGTGGCTATAGTAAGCCGTAGGGTTTTTTTAGTTAACTATGCCGGGGAATATCTGGTAGCCGATGGAACGACCACCAACTATACCGTATGGCCTTTAGCACAAAGCTCAATATCTATCGATTGCCTATCAGCCGACACCGCTGTTCAAATCACCGTGAACTGGGTTGATGCTGGCGGAGTGACGCTCTATACCAAGACTTCCCTCGCAGGCTTCACACTGTATAATGAAACATTTTATTACTCTTTAACGCAAGGGCAAGCCGCGATTTCCCAGCCATCCTATATCCTACAAGATACAACTTATTTTAGCAACAAGAGTAAGCTTCGATGCCTTATAGATAGCGGAAACCAAAGTATAACGCTTGGGTATGATATTACGTCAGCACAAATTTGCTATGATTTGGCAACAGCAATGGTAAGCAATCAAAATTTATTTTTCTAAGATGTTAGGGGAAGTCCTGACACAAAATATATATTTATGTTGACGGTGGCACAAATTTTAGACGTTGCGAAAATCAGCCAATATTTAGCTACGCTTGATGTTGAAAAAGGTTCTCTGTTCGGACAGCGAGTTGTTCCCGAGACACCCCAAATACTTTATAACGAAAGAAAAGCGGTAGAATACTGGTACAACCTAGACCCTTCCGATTCAAGCCTAATAGAAACATCTAACTATCTCTACGCCCTTTGTCGTGGTTACAACCTGCAAGCCCAGCAAATCTCTGGAACAGGCGGTACCATCACCCCTGTTAACCCCACGCAGATTCCCAACCCCTACATCTTTGAGGTTAGTGCATCCTCTATCGTACCTACAGGGGCTACATCGGCAACCCTTACAGCCTTTATAGGATTTAATGTTCTCTTTGTAAGAAATGGAATACCCCAATCTACGCTTAACCTAAATGGGGATAGCTACTTCTCTTGGAACAAAAACTTAGGTTTGTTTACTATACACCCTGCGGCAGTCGGAGGAGAAATATTCCAAATTTATCCCATATGATAAATAATCTCAAAATGATGAAGAAAATATTTGCCTTAGTTTTAGCCTTAATTTGTGTAACTGCTTCATTTTCACAGGGTTACCCCATCACCCAAGTATTGGGAAGTGACAGCACTATTGTAGTTTCCAAGGGAGCTACCCAATCCCGCTTTGTAAACATTGTATTCACCGACACGACCGCGGCAAATAACCAACGTATTAAAAACTACCCCGGAGCACAGATTGCCACCAATGGCGGCGGTATTAAGCTTTGGCTTCGCAACCAGACTGCTACTGCTTGGATACCTATTAATACAGGATCGGGGAATAACATATATTCAATTGATGGTACGCTAACGGGTAATCGTACCTTAACAGGTGGCGGATACCCCTTGACCTTTACGGGTCTTGACAAGTTTGTGGTTAGTGCAGATAGTATTCGATTTACAACAGGGGCCTTAAATTTATTGCTGAATACGGATAGTGCTTCTCTTTCAAAAAAAATATCTTACGACGGAAACTATCACTCAGATTATAAACAATTTACGTTAGTTGATAAAGGGTATGTAGATAGCGTTGTCTCATCTTCCCCCGCAGGAACAGTAACCTCAATAGCTACTAATAATGCTACGGGAATTACTGGTGGTACTATTACGTCTACGGGAACTCTTGCCATTGACACCACCAATGTCATCGCTACAAAGGCTAGCGTAACCGCAGGACTGGCTGGGAAGCTGAATATATCAGACACCGCTGCAATGCTGACTCCCTATCTTAGAGCCATTGACACAACTTCCCTCAGCAATAGAATTAATCTAAAAGTCAATATCTCCGACACAGCATCCATGCTTAACAACTACCTAAACAACGTAGGATACGGTTTAAGCAAGGCAGGACAAATTGTTTCAGCGGATTCAGCAACATTGTCAAATTATTATTTAAGGAGAAAGGACTCATTAACTGCTACCAACCCCTTGGGGTATGTAACTAAGCAAATTTTAGCCGACACCGCCGCAGCCATAAGAAGCTCAGATCTAGGGGGAACAGTCACTAGCGTAGCAACAAACAACGGGACAGGTATCACAGGCGGCACAATCACTACTTCGGGAACTCTGGCAATAGATACACTACTCATTTCTACGAGAGCGTGGCGGCAAAAGGGCGTAGACTCGGTAGCCGCCTTAGTGGGTGCTGGGTATGTGCCTTATGTCGGAGCAACAGACACCTTAGATATGGGCCAATTTGGTATTAAAACCAAGTACTTAGAGCTGGATACAAGCACCAGAGCAGTTGCAGCCAGAACCCTGCAATGGTCCAATGACAACGGAACCTTAGCCTTTGGAATGACAAATGGCGGGACTATAGAGCAAGACATAGGACTTCAGCAGTTTGCCCGTGTTAGAAACGTGCAAGGAAGCCAGATCAATAAAGGGCAAGTCGTCTACCTATACGGAGCATCTGGAGACAGGGCTGCGGTTAAATTGGCCGACAACAGAAATGACTCAACATCCTCCAAGACACTTGGTATCGCTGTTGAAAATATTGCAAATGGTGGAGAAGGGTTTGTTGGAACATTCGGCACTATGAGCGGGCTCAACCTTTCAACTTATACACCCGGCGATGTTCTTTATCTTGACTCAATCCCCGGAGGCTTGACCGCCACAAAACCACAGGCCCCTTATCATTTAGTTTTTGTAGGAGTGGTAGAAAGAGCAAACTCGGGCAACGGGTTACTATTTACAAACCCCCAAAATGGGTACGAATTAGAGGAGCTGCACAATGTAAGGATTACAAAGCCCGTACGGAATAACGCTATTTTAGTTTACGACTCAACAGCTAGCCTTTGGGTCGATACCACGATTTCCCAAGCAGGATTAGCAGTAACAAATATCGCTACTAATGCTTCTACGGGTATTTTAGGAGGCCCAATTACTACTACAGGAACTATCTCGGCTGATACTTTACTATTATCAACTCGCCTTTGGAGACAAAAAGGTATCGACTCGGTTCAAGCTAATCTGACAGCAGGGTTGGCTCTAAAAGTCAATATCTCTGACACAGCCTCAATGCTAAGTCCCTATCTACGAAAGGTAGACACTACAGCTATGCTCGCCAATTATGTCAACAACGTAGGCTATGGGCTAGATAAAGCGGGACAGGTGGTATCTGTTGATACCCTTGAAATGTCAACAAGAGCGTGGAGGCAAAAGGGCATAGACTCGGTAGCGGCTTTAATAAATAATAATGTTTCGGGAATTGCTGGCTATGTATCTAAATTTAGCGGCACAAACACAATCGACACTTCCCAGCTATTCCAAGATGGTCAAAACCTTGGCCTCGGCACTACCACCCCTAACGGGCGACTGGCTATTGTAGATACAGGAGGGTTTGCATTAAAGATAAACTATAATTCAGCCTCAAACGTATCAGATAGCAATGCCGCTATCTATGCTGAAAATAACGGGCTAAGCTCGTATGTGGCTATCTTGAACGAAAAGACTACTAACAATACAGGGGCACAATTACCGCTACTGATAGAAAGCTCATTGACTACGGGGACTCCACAAGCCAATATGGGAACGGGGATGGATTTTGGAACAAGGGATGATGCCAATAATAGAAAATTAAATAGGTTTATCATTAGGGGTACCGACCCAGCGGCAGCAACCTATACAAGCAGAGCTGAATTTAGACTTTGGAATAATGGCGTTCAAACGACCCCTTATTATTGGTTAGGGAATGGCAATATGGGTCTGGGAACATCTACTCCAGACTCTAACCTTACTGTGGTCAATGGAGCTTTATTTGGTCGGGGAATTCGTGCGTCAGGACTTCCCCAAGCACCCGGAACTAAAGCCCTTCGCATAGACGCTTCTGGAACAATATCATACGCCGATACTCTTATCGATGCTGGGGGAACTGTTACTTCTGTGGCTACAAATAACGGCACGGGTATTACAGGAGGAACTATCACTACCAGCGGAACATTGGCTATTGACACCTTACTGATCTCAACTAGAGCGTGGAGGCAAAAGGGCATTGATAGTGTGCAGGGAAATCTTACTGCTGGTTTGGCATTAAAGGTTAATATCAGCGACACAGCTTCAATGCTGTCTCCTTATCTAAGATCAAATGTGGCTGCTTCAACCTATGTGCCGCAATCACGAACCATTACTATCAATGGCACATCACAAGATTTGTCATCCAATAGGACTTTTTCAGTAGGTACGGTTACATCAGTAGGATTAACTGCTGGTACGGGTATAAGTGTCTCGGGAAGTCCTGTTACTGGGTCGGGGTCAATGACTGTTACCAATACAGCTCCCGATCAGACAGTAGTGTTAAATTCGGGTACTGGCATCAGTATCTCTGGCACTTATCCCAGCTTTACCATCACCAATAGCTCTCCCTCTTCTGGGGGTACAGTAACCTCTGTGGGTACAAACAATGGCACTGGCTTGACTGGGGGTACTATTACAACAGCCGGAACCCTCGCTATTGATACAGCACTTATCTCTACTCGCTTATGGAGGCAAAAGGGCATCGACTCGGTACAAAGCAATCTGACAGCAGGCTTAGCCTTAAAGGTTAATATATCCGATACCTCATCAATGCTGAGTCCGTATCTTAGAAAGGTTGACACAGCTTCCCTTAGCAATAGAATAAACTTAAAGTTAAATATATCCGATACTTCTACAATGC